ATGGCGGGGCGTAGCGGTTTCGGGCAGGTCACCAAGCTCCCGAGCGGACGATACCGCGCGCGGTACACCGTGCCCGGTGCCCGACAGAAGTGGGTGAACGCGCCCAAGACGTTCGAGAAGAAGAAGACGGCCGAGACGTGGCTGGCCCGCCAGCGCACCCAGATTGAAGACGGCGCCGTCCGCCCCGAGACGGTGGCGACGAGGACGACGCTCGGGGAGTACGCCGAGCAGTGGATCAAGACCCGTCGCAGCGCCAAGGGTGGCCCGCTGCGGCCGACGACGACGCGCACCTATCGGACCTACCTGAGCAAGCACATCGTGCCGACCCTGGGGCACCTGGCGCTTCCTGCGGTCACCCGCGACGTCATCCGCGCCTGGTACGCGGACCTGCCCGACGAGACCCCCACGGGCAACGCGCGCGTGTACGCCTTCCTCAAGTCCGTCTGTGCGACCGCCGTTGAGGATGGGCTGATGCCTGCCCAGCCGTGCGCCATCCGTGGCGGGTCGCAGAGCAAGCCGAAGACCAAGGTCACCGTGGCGACCCCGGCTCAGGTCGTGGCGCTCGCGGATGCCATGCCCGAGCACCTGCGGTTGGCGATCCTCCTGGGCGCGTGGTGCTCACTGCGCAACGGCGAGGTGCTGGAACTCCGACGTCGGGACGTCACCCCCGAGACCATCACCGTGGAGCGGGGCGTGACGTTCGTCGACAAGAAGGCCATCGTCGGCCCGCCGAAGACGGACGCCGGGGTCCGCACCGTCGCGGTGCCCCCGCACATCGGCAAGGAGATCTCCGAGCACCTGAAGAAGTGGGTGAACGCCGACGCCGACGCGCTCCTGTTCGTCAGGGCACCGGGGGACCGGACCAACCTGCACACCAACACGTTCGGGTACTTCACCAAGCAGGCGGTCAAGCGGACGGACCTGCCCGCAACTTTCAGGTTCCATCACCTGCGCCACTCGGGGCTCACTCTCGCGGCTCGCACGGGTGCCACCGTGGCCGAGCTGCAGGCCCGAGCGGGGCACTCGACTCCGCACATGGCCCTCAGATACCAGCACGCCGCATCGGAGCGGGACCGCGCCCTGGCGGATGCGCTGTCGGCGCTGGCAGAGGGCAGCGACGTCATCTAGTACGACGTCTCCTAGTTCGTGCAGAAGGTCAACGTCAAGAGGTCCGTCCCGACTTTCTTCTTGTGCACAGCCCTGGTCTCGCATCGTTGCAGGTCAGCGGGCATGGCAGTGGAGAGACACAGCCCGACGTTGCACTTGCGCACACCCGCGTCCACACATGGTCCACAGACATATCGGGTGCATCCACAGATTCGTCCACACCTGCGTCCACAGCGGACGTTGCACTCTGGCGCGAGGCCAGGAAGAGTCCGCAGTGTCAGTAAACGCGGTTAACGTCGCGGCAGGTGGCCAGCAGGCCACATGAGAAGACGGTGGCCCCGTCCGCAATCTTGGCGGATGAGGGACGGGACCACCGGTGAGTGCCCCCATAGGAGGCGGTTCCATGGAACCACATATCCCGGTGTACCTGTCACCGGTTGAGGCCGCGGTTCACGTCGGTGTGTCGCGGCGCACGATCGATCGCGCTATCGCGGACGGGCAGCTCCCTGCCTACCGCGCGGGCTCCCGAGTGGTGCGCATCCGCGTCACCGACCTCGAGGGTTGGCTGCGACCGATCGAGGCAGCTTGATCACCCGGCAGGTGTACGTCGTCGACGTCTCGACGCCCAGAGACGGCTTCGTGGACGAGCGACGTGCCCATGTCCAGATCGACGACCTCCTGCGTGTCGCCAGTCGCGGCTCAGCCGTCCGGCTCGTCGTCGGCAACGTGCCGCCCATGTTCGGAGCCTCCGAGCTGATGCGGCCCGCCCCCTACTGGGTCCAGCTCGTCACCGACCATGCCGTTCAGATCGAGGGCGAGGTTCGCGCCGTCCACGCCTGGACCGCAGCGCTCGAGGGGAGGGCGGCATGACGACGCCCGACTACTTCGACGCCTCCGCATACGACGAGCCGGTTCCCGGTTCCCCACCCCCTATGCGGGAACCGGGAACCGCGCTCTACGTCGACATCGCCAGCCTGCTCGACGGCACCATGCCTGAGCCGCCCAAGCCGGGAAGCCTCACCCGCGACGACGGGAACAAGATCTTCTACCGGGGACAGTTCAACCACATCATCGGTGACCCCGAGAGCGGCAAAACGTGGCTCTGTCTAGCAGCAGCAGCGGAGGCGCTGAGCGAGGGCGGCACCGCGCTCGTTATCGACATCGACCACAACGGCCCCGCGTCGACGACCACGCGCCTGCTCATGCTCGGCGCACCGGAGACGGCCCTGAGCAACCTCGAGCGCTTCCGGTACGTGGAGCCCGAGGACACCGCCCACCTGCTGAACGTCGTGCAGGACGTCGCCAACTGGAAGCCCCGCGTCGTCGTGCTCGACAGCATCGGGGAACTACTGCCCATGTTCGGGGCCTCGTCCAACAGCCCCGACGACTTCACGCGCATTCACCAGCTCGTCATCAAGCCGCTTGCGCGTACTGGTGCCGCCGTCCTCGGTATCGACCACCTGGCGAAGAACGAGGCGTCACGGGCGATGGGCGCGACCGGGACCGCTGCGAAGAACCGTGCGGTCGGTGGAGTCTCCGTCCGCGTCACCGTGGGCGAAGACAGGTTCGTCCCGGGACATGGGGGCTCGGCGTTCGTCCGCGTCGTCAAGGACCGTCACGGCGGTCTGCGGCAGCACTGCCCGACCGGAGACAAGGAGCCGCTGGCGGGAACGTTCCGGCTGTACGGCGACGACCACGACAGGCGATGGAAGCTCACGGCCCCACTCGAGGGTGAGCGCGTCCCGGACGAGGTCGCACCACTGGCCGACGTCGCGGCGATCGGTGCTCTCGATCCGCCGGCGACCACTGCCGAAGACGCGCGTCAACGGCTCGGCTGGCGCAAGGCCCGTGCCGTCGCGGCGCTTCGTGAGTTCCGTCGCGCGACCCCGGTTCCCGGTTCCCACACACAGGGTCGGGAACCGGGAACCGGAACCTGCACCTCCTGCAACGAGCCCATCGACCCCACCGCTGGCACCGTCCACCCCCTCTGCGAGGTGGCGGCATGAACCCGGAGACAGACATGACCACTGACCACGAGGCCGAGGTTCGGGCCAAGACCAAGCAGCGCCACAACCTGCGGGACCGCCTGCTCCGGCTCAGCACCCGCATGGGGAAGATGGACGTGGAGAGCATCGCCGCGATGCACGCCCACCTTGACGCCTTCCGTGACGAGCAGCGTGCCCGTCGTGAGGCTGGCAAGGAGGTGCGGGGATGAGCGACGTCCAGACCACCGACGAACCACTGATCCCCCAGTCCGAGGTCTCCCGCATCATGGGTGACCGCGTCCTGCGCGAGCGAGCCAAGTGGACGGCCGAGGTCGAGAGGTGGAAGGCCCACGCCCGCAAGCACGAGGCGAGGAACAAAGCCAACCACCGCAGGCTCATGCGCATTGACGACATCCTCGCCGAGATGGATGACGAGTGACCTGGCGAGCCTGCACTATCTGCGGCGAACCGAGCGCCGAGAGCAGGTGTGAAGAGCATCGGTATATCGAGCCGAAGCAAGCAACATCGGCAAGAGGATATGACGCTGCATGGAAGCGGCTTTCTATTCGTGCTCGTCGCTTGTCTCCGGTATGCGAGGACTGCGGCACGTCCGAAGACCTTACTGTGGACCACCTGCCTATCGCGTGGGAAAGGCGAGCAGCGGGCAAGCCTATTCGCCTTCAAGATGTGGCGGTTGTTTGTCGAGCGGACAACGCTAGGCGCGGTAAGGCGAGACCCACGGGGGTAGACCCTCGAGCCGGGTCGAGTCGACCCCGTGGTCAGGCCGAGAGCCAAAAACTCTTCCGGTCACAGAGAGGCGGTGAAGCATGAGGGCAGGCCCCAAGAAGGCGGTGACCGCCGATCCCCTGGACTTCTCCCACCTGGGACCCGTGGGTTGGAAGCGAGTCGACCAGTTCGCGCGGGAGTATCTGCTCGTGCCAAAGGGAGAAGGTTCCAAGACCCCGTTTCGACTCCGCAAGTGGCAGCTCGAGGTAGTGCGGGGTCTGTATCCCATGCGTGGGCAGCGTCCTCGTCAGGGCTTGCTTTCGATGCCCCGTGCGAATGGCAAAACGGCCCTGGCCGCGGTGCTCGGCGTGTACGGGCTTTTCGCTGACGAGGTCGAGTCTGCTCAGGTTCTCGTCGTCGCCAGCGACGAGCGCCAGGCGGGCCACGTCTTCAAGGCCGCTCAGCGCATGGTCGAGCTGAACCCGATCCTCGCGGAGCAGGTGCAGTTCTATCAGGACCGCATGGTCGTGCCGAACACGAACAGCGAGTTCCGCACCCTGCCGGCGACGGTGGATGCACTCCAGGGATTCGACCCGTCGCTACAGATCATCGACGAGCTGCATGTCGTCACCGAGGACGTCTGGAACGCCGTGACGTCCGCAGCGGGCAAGCGGCGTACATCCCTGGCCCTGGCCATCTCCACGCCCGCAGACAGCCCCGAGAGCGTCATGTGGCCCCTGGTCGAGTACGGGCGAACGGGTGAGGACCCCTCGTTCTACTTCAAGGAGTACGCGGCTCCCGAGGGTTGCGCGCTGGACGACGTCAAGGCGTGGAAGATCGCCAACCCCGCGCTCGGTGATTTCAAGTTCATCGACGCGATGAAGGCGACGATGCGCACGACTCGTGAGCCCGCGTTCCGGCGCTACCAGCTCGGGCAGTGGGTCGGTCAGGCCGAGTCGTGGCTCCCGTGGGGCCAGTGGGACACCTGCGCCGACCCCGGCCGCGAGGTCCGCGACAAGGAGCGCGTCGTCCTGGCGTTCGACGGTTCCGCGTCCGGCGACTCGACGGCCCTCGTGGGCTGCACCGTGGGCGAGGACCCGCACGTCTTCGTCGTGGACGTCTGGGAGAACCCGGGCGACCGTGGCTGGCGCGTCCCGCGTGAGCAGGTCGATACGGCCGTCGTCTCCGCCTTCGAGAAGTTCGACGTCGTCGAGCTGGCGGCCGACCCGTGGGGCTGGCGTACCGAAATCGAGTCGTGGTCCAAGAAGTTCGGAGAGCGGCGCGTTGTCGAGTACAACACCGCCTATGCCGGACGCATGGCCCCGGCGACTGACCGGCTCTATCAGGCAACCGCTACCGAGGCCATGACGCATGACGGCGATTCTCGAATGGCCGCGCACGTTGCCAACTGCAAGGCGAAGTCGACTTCCCAGGGCGACCTCGTGACCAAGGATAAGCGCGGTTCATCTCGCAAGATTGACGCCGCGGTCGCCGCTATCGTTGCATTCGATAGGGCCGCATTCCATTCCAACAAGACTACTCGCAAGCGCGCTGTCTCTTTCCGATAGGAGCACTACATGCCTGATGTCATGAAGGATCTTCACGACAAGCTCGACACCACCGCCCCGACCCTGTCGCGGCTCGACCAGTATTGGAACGGTGAGCAGCCCGCCGCGTTCCTTTCTGCGGCCTCGCGTGAGGCGCTGGGCGACAAGTTCCGGCTCATGTCGGTCAACTTCCCCCGGCTCGCGGTCGAGGCCCTGTCCGAGCGGCTGCGGGTGACCGGCTTCCGCATCGACGGGCCGGACTCCGACCCGGACGCCGCACTGTGGCAGGTGTGGCGACGCAACCGCATGGAGGACGCCGCCGCTCAGGCGCACACCGACGCCCTGGTCTACGGCCGGTCGTTCGTCATCGTGTGGGCGGGCGCGAACGGTCAGCCCCTCGTCACCGTCGAGAGCCCGCGACAGGTGGCCGTCCTGCGCGACCCTGCCACCCGTGAGGTGACGGCTGCGCTCAAGCGGTGGCACGCGGACGGACGCGGACACGCGGTGCTCTACGGCCCCGACCGGATCACCCGCTACGTCTCCCAGGCCCGCGTCACCGACGGCGGTTCACTGCCGTCGACGGGCTGGGACGCCGTGAGCGAGATTCCGAACCCGCTGGGCATCGTGCCCGTGGTGCCCATCGTCAACCGTGGCCGTCTGCTCGAGGTCGACGGCGTCTCGCATATGGACGACGTGCTCGACCTGTCCGACGCGCTCAACAAGATCGTCCTGGACATGCTCACGACCTCGGAGCACTACGCCCGCCCGCGGCGTTGGGCTTCGGGATTGGAGGTCGTCGAGGACGACGAGGGCAACCCCGTGAAGCCGTTCTCGGTGGCGCTGGACGACGTGTGGCAGTCGGAGGACCCGGCTACCAAGTTCGGGGAGTTCAAGGCAGCCGGGCTCGACGGATACACCGACGCCGCCGCGCTCCTGACGCAGCAGATCGGCGCGGTCACCGGACTCCCGCCTCACTATCTGGGGCTGAACGGCGACCAGCCCCCGAGCGCCGACGCGATCCGGTCGGCTGAGGCGTCCCTGGTGTCCCGCGCCTACGCGCTGCACCGGTCCCTCGGAACCGCTTGGGCCGACGTCGCCCGCCTCGTCGTGGCCGTGCGCGACGGTTCCGACCCGATGGCGCTGGACGTCGAGACCGTGTGGGCCAACCCCGAGACCCGGACGCTGGCACAGTCCGCCGACGCCGCCGCCAAGCTCGCCGGCATCGGCGTGCCCTTGCCCGTCGTCCTGGCCGACCAGCTCGGCTACACGCCCGCCCAGGTGGACCGGGTGCGCCAGGCGATCCGCTCGACCGCGCTCGACTCCGCCGCCGTCGACCTCGGGGAGCTGACCGCGTGACGTTCCGCGACCACCTGACCAAGCTGAGCGCCGCGACCGAGGCGAAAGTACTCGCCATCTTCGCGGCGTTCAGCGAGGGCAGCCTGAGCTACGACGAGGCCGTGGCGGGGATCGCGGCCGTCGTCGTGAAGGGCAACGCGCGCGCCGTGGCCCTGGCAGACCTGGCCCTGGCCGCGAACCTCATGACGGCCCTCAGGAAGCCCGTGGCGACCCTGGGGCTATCCGTGGACCCCGGCGAGTCCACGCGGCTGCACAAGGCCGCTGGGACGCTCCTGGCGCTCGAGGCTGTCACCCCCGAGCGCGTGGCCCGGCTGGGCCGCGCCGAGCCCCTGCAAGCCGGTCAGCGCGCGTTCTCCACGGCCGTAGGACACCACCCGGAGATCACCGGATGGGTACGCACCGTGTCCGGCTCGGCGTGCGAGCTGTGCCGCAAGTGGGCGGCGGGCGGACACGTCTATGCCGCCGACATGGAGATGTTTCACCACACCGGGTGCTCGTGCACCCAGACCATC